AGTTTTGGCGCATGGATGGCAAGCGTCTTAAAATTAAATACACGGAGCTTGCTAATTGGTTGACCGCTATTGGGTATTATTGGGTTGACAAACAACTGGTGCAAATCGTTAATAACCGTGTTCGGCTGGCAGAGATTAGCGACATGGCAAAGGCTTTTATTAATGAGGTGGAGGACGATGTTAAGGATGATTTGACCGAAAGGATAAGTACCATATTTAGCGAAACTGGTGGATTGATTACTGCACACATGAAGCCGTTAACGGGAAAATTTATCGAGGACACTGAAAAAGAAACTTGGTTTTTTTTCTCAAATTATGCAGTTAAGGTAACACCCACAGAATTTGAATCTGTGTTATATAAAGACCTGCCGGGCCTTGTTTGGGACCGTAACATCATTGAGCGCAGGTTCCAGCCTTCAGAGTTTGCCGGATGCGATGCAGAAAGGTTTTGCCGCATTTTGGGTGGTGATAATTTTGATATGCTTCGTCAAATTTTAGGGTATAATCTTAGCCGCTACAAAGACCCACTGATTGCAAAGGCTACTATAATAATGGAGGATGTTGATAGTGAAAATGAGGGGGAAAGCCAGGGGAGAAGCGGTAAGGGACTTTTGGTTCAAATGCTTGAAAAATTCAGGCGGAAGGCTTATGTAAACGGGAAAACTATAAATTTTTCAGACAATTTTCTTTGGCAATCCGTTGATCTTGACACCAACTTTATTTCAATTGATGACGTGGAAAAATCCTTTAGGTTTGAAAAGCTATTTAGCCAAATTACGGAAGACTTGGAGGTAAACGCAAAGAATAAACCTAAGAAAATTATTCCATACGCACAAAGCCCTAAAATAATTATTACTTCAAATTTTGCCGTTGGTTCGATGGATGATAGTACAGCCGACAGAAAATTTGAGTTCCCGGTGGTTAAGCACTTCAGCAGTCAACATAAGCCAATAGATGAGTTTGGTAGGGCATTTTTTAGCGGGTGGGATGCAGCAGAATGGGGACGGTTTGATAATTTTATGATTGATTGCGCCAGGCAATATCTTAGCCTTGAAAATAAACAGAAAATAAATGTTCAAACATTTAATAGCATTGAAAGGGGTTTGATCCGTGACACAGATAAAACATTTATAGACTGGATGGATGACCAACTTCAGCAAAACTTTTTTGCTTTTGCCCCTGAAGTTGTTAAGAATTCAAGGATAGAAATAGGAGGCAAATTGACAACAAACGGAGTAAATGTTGAACAGGTTATGCAGCATGGCGACAACCCTGATTATTACCTTACAATGAGTAAAAGCAAATTTTTGGAGGTTATGCAACCTATTTGCAGCAGGAAGGGGTTAAGCCAGACCGTTTTAACGCAATGGCTTAAAAAGTGGTGTAAGGTCAGGAATGTAACAGCTGATCTTAGTTATAAGCGTGGTCAGGATAGCGGGAGATATTACCGCATCATTGCATGGGGTGATTTAGTTCCGTTTTAAAGTGGGAATAGCAAGTGGGAAAACTGGTCATAAGTGGGAATTTTTCCCACTTATTTTTTTGCAAATTCCCACTTTCCCACTTAGCAATTCTGTTTTTTTATAGCAAAGTGGGAACGCTAACTAATTGATTTATAATACTATTTCTTTTTTATTCCCACTTTCCCACTTAGTTTTAATAAAATAATAGAAAAGTATAAAAAGGGTAAAATATAGTATATAAAAAGGGGGAAAAATTATATATAAAAGAATAGGAGCTTTTTTAGTGGGAAAGTGGGAAAACAAAAAAACCGGCTACTTAAGCCGGTTGATCTTTTCCTCAAGGTATATTACCCTTGCACTAAGGGCGAGGATTATTAGCAGCAGAAGGTAAAGCATGTTTGATAAGCATTAATGCTGTTGCTACTGAAATGCGTTTCTTGCCTATTGCGGGCTTATTTACGGCCTTAATCGGTTTCAAAGTAGTATTCATATATAACTCCTGTTTTAATCGTTTTATAGCCCTTTTGAGGCCAATTGCGCGCGTCTATAAATTCAATTTTATTTTCCCATGCCCACTTTTCGCAAAGGTCATACCCTTCTTTTAATGTTAAATGTGCTGGTAAGTGTATTTCGTGCTGCACATTGTTTTCGGAGATAATGTAGTACGGGTAGTATGCTTTTCTCATTTGTAAATACTATTTAGCACTAATAATATCAGCATTGTAATTGTGCTGTATTTCAAAAAGTTCTCCAATATCAACCTGCAAAGTATGTGCAATAACGTCCAAAGTCTTAATCGTCGGGTTTAACTTGCCTTGCTCAAGATCGCACCATGTACTTGGGCGTAAACCAGATTGCCTGCCGGCCTCGTTTTGGCTCCAGCCACTCCGCTGCCGATGGTAGCGGATGGCTTTAGCGATGCGCATTTTAGTAAGCATCTACGGCCTCCTTTTCGATTTCAAGGGTTAAAGACTCAAGCCCTGACATTTCAACAATGTAAGCCGTAACAGTTGCGAATGATTCGTAGAACTTTGCAGCGTCAACGGGCTGCCAGTCGTTGCCGCTAAGGTAATCCCTAACTTCTACTTCCTCAAGTCCTTTTAATGTGCAAACGGTAATGACTTTGCCGCTCTCGCAAACTTTAGCAAAGTGACAACCAAACTGAAGGTAAGCCGGGGCTGAAATTTCAATTTCTTCAGTAGTTGTTTTTGTTTTTGTTAATTTCATAAATAACCCGGTAACCGTAGCCGGGTGCGGTTGTTATAAGAAATATTCAGATCCTGTTTTAGATACAATAACTAAATATCTTCCTCCGGTATCTATTTTTTTTGCAATAGTTTTAGCACCGCGTAATGTTTTTGTGCTTTTTACTTTTTCTTCTTTAATTCCGTTCCCGCGAAGTACAATAGTGTAATTTTTCATAGTTTTATATTTTAGTTTTTTGGTTGTATTCTTCTTGTGTCATTCCTAAAGTTGCCCTACAAGCAGCTTTTGTTAATTTGCTGTCTTTAGACTCCATTTGTTTAAACATTCCCATATCTGAAATGATTTGCTTTGTAAAAGAAACAACATCAGATTCCATAGTCATATCGACAAATATTGCCATCCTGTTCATGACTGCTTTCACATTTTCAGAACCAACTTCGTTAATAATGGTTTCGATGATTATGTTTCTGTTGTTTTTCAAATCTTGAAGAGTCATATCTTTTTTCTTTTGTTAATACAAAGATATAACGTTATAACGATATAAAAAAATTTCAAAGCAATTATTTTTTAAATTATCCGATATTAGTCGTTTGCACACGGATAAATAATTAGCTTGTTTATTTGAAAGTAAATGATTAAATTGCACACATGGCAAAAGACACTAATTACAAATCGTTTAGGTTTAAATCCGCTGATCTTGGCAAATTCAATACAAATAGTGACGATGTTGCTAATTTGCTTGAGCATGGGAAAAGAATAATGGGGTTGACTGACGGACGTTTTAGCCTTATTGACCTTATCAGGTCGATTTTAAGTAAAACAGGCCCGGCTGATGTTATTGTAACAACATGGAGCGCGGGAATTAAGGACGCTAATCAAGTGGCATGGATGAAGGACAATAATCTGATCAAGTCATTTACCATTATTACAGACCACAGCTATGTTAACCGCCAAAAGGCTTACGCCGTTTCTTTAGAGCAACTTTTTGGTAAAGAAAATATCAGGACTTCCGAGGTTCATGCAAAATTTACCCTGATTTCAAACGATAGCTGGAAAATCTGCATCCGAACATCAATGAACCTGAACGCAAACCGAACCTGCGAAAGTTTTGAAATCGATTGCGATCATGAAATATTCGATTTTTATTACTCCTTTGTTGAGCATGTTTTTGCCAATCAGCCGCCGGGAATGGTATGGGAAACAACACAAGCGCAAAAGTCAATGCAGGGATTTTTTGCCGTTCAATCAGAATTTGACTTTAACTTTGACTTAAATATAAAGTTTAGTGACGACTAATGGACAATTTAGACAAGCCTAAAAAAGATATGATAGAATGCCTAAAAAAAAATTTAGGCAACATATCGAACGCATGTCAGCAAGTAGGCATAGTTCGCCAAACGCATTATAATTGGTTGGATAATGACCCATATTATAGGCAAGAGTTTGAAAACATTAGGGAGGCTGCAATTGATTTTGTTGAGAGTAAGTTATTGCAAAATATTCAAAATGGCTCTGACACCGCGGCCATATTTTTCTTAAAGACCCAAGGAAAAAAGCGCGGATATGTTGAAAGGTCGGAGGTAGACATTTCAGGAACGCCAACCATCAAAATAGAATGGCCGGAGTAGTTACATTTAGGTTCACCCAAACCGGTAAAAAGACAGCGCAGGCGGTTAAGAAACATTACCCGGTAATTGTTAACACAGGTGGTAGCCGTTCAGGTAAGACCTATGCCATCATGCAGGTCCTAATCCTGCTATGCTTAGAAACACCCGGCTTGAGGGTGTCGGCTGTTAGCCGATCATTACCCCACATTAAGAAGGGTTGCTTCCGTGACTTCCGACACATTATGAGCGGCCCTATGGTGTCGTTTGGTGAAATGAAATGGACGGATTTCGTCTTTAACTTTCACAATGGTTCATATATTGAGTTTATAGGTTTGGAAGACCCTGACAAGGCACACGGCCCAGGTAGGGATATATTGTTTATCAACGAAGCCAATTTTGTCCCTTATTCTGTTTACCAACAACTTGCCATGAGGACGACCGGCAAAATATTGATCGACCTTAACCCTTCTGAGTTTACATCATGGTGCTATGATTTGGCGGATGATCCAAAGAACATAAACATTCACAGCACCTACCTTGACAACATTGACAACCTTTCACCCCAGCAGGTGCAATTTATTGAGGGGTATAAAGACCTACCTGACCAACACCTTTGGCGGGTTTATGGCTTAGGTGAACGGGGTGCGCCGGAAGAGATAATTTACACGGGTTGGGAGTTGGTGGATGAATTGCCAGGTAAGGGTGAAGTGATTTATGGACTTGACTTTGGCTTTACCAATCCGTGTGCAATGGTAAAGGTGGAGTTATATGACGGTTCAATCTATGTGCAGGAAACACTTTACCAATCAGGACTAACTAAGCCAGAGTTAACCGAAAGGATAAAAGCAACCGTCCCACAGGGCGCATTGATTTACGCGGATAGTGCGGAGCCGGACAGTATTGAGGAACTTTACCGGAACGGCCTTAATATCCACCCTTCTAATAAAGACGTATGGAACGGGATAATGACCTTGAAAGGTAGCAGGATATTTGTAACCCGTGACAGCCAAAACCTAATTAATGAGCTAAGGGGTTACCGATGGAAAAAGGATAAAAACGACAAGGTACTGGAAGAGCCGGTAAAGGATAGTGACCACTTATGCGACAGCCTCAGGTATGCCGTACATACGCATAAAAGTGCCTTTAGTATTAAATTCTTTGGAATATAAAAAAACCCCTTTCGGGGTTTAGATTTTAAAATAATCACCTGACTGGTAGCGAAGAAAGTTTTGCCAATCTTGGCCGCTGTTATGTTCGCAAGACCTAAACTCTTGTTTTGACATTGGGAAAGTGCGATATTTCCCTGCATCTGTGCGGATGGTAAATGTGCGCTTGCTTTGGTTTGCACTTACTTTGATTTCGCGTCCTGTAATTGTTGTTGTAGTTTTCATTTTGTTTCTGTTTAGAATACAAAGATATAACGTTATAACGGTATAACCAAACTTTTACCAAACTTTTTTTCAAATATTTTACCTTTACCTAAAAATAATCAATGGGCTTTTTCGACAACCTATTCCGCAAGGCACCCAAAGAGGCACCTTTTCGGCTTACATATACAGGTAATGCGCTCGTAATGCTGCCGGGGAATACACAGGTTCTATATAGGGAAGGGTGGCTAAATAACTCAACAGTTTACAGCATCGTTACCAAGATAGCGGCTAAGATGGCAACTATTCCTATCTACACATACAAAACCACCAACGAAAAGGCATTAGCGGAATACAAGGCACTGACCCGGCTGTACGATCCGAAGGCCTTAGCGGATGCAAAAAGGTTAGCGAGGAAGGAGTTTGACGAGATTACCACACCGAACGACCCTATCAACAGGTTATTAAAGCAGCCCAACCCCGGGATGAGTTACGCACAGTTTACCGAGTTTGCACTTATTAACCAAATGATTTACGGCGGTTGCCCGATATATGCCAATAAGGGGTTAACCGGGCAACAGGTGTTAAGCCTATACCCTTTCAACCCTCAAATGATTATCATTGAGCCGGATGATACCCTGACAAGGATTGAAAAGGCAAGGTTACTTATGTCACAGCAGCAGGCCGAAATGAACCCAGACCAGTTGTACATGCTTCGATACACCAACCCGGAATTAAGTTTGGACGGGTCACATTTGTTCGGGTACAGCCCGCTAAGGTCTGGGCTGTTGGAAGTCCAAAAAGACAATGAAAACACTAAGGTGCAGTTGTTCATGTTCCAGCATAAGGGCGTTACAGGCTTTTTCCGTCCCGATGGCATAGATGCAGCTAAGGCCATACAAGCCTCACCAGGTGGCCCGGACGCTGTTCGCAATAGCTTAGACGACCTATTGAACAGGCGTAATGGTGGTAACATGAGGCCGTTTACACCCTTGCCGTTGGTTTATAACACTTTTGGCATGGATGCGGAGCAATTGGAACTGATAGAATCAGCCATTGCATCAAAGGAAAAGATAGCGCAGATTTACGACTTCCCTAAGCCTTTGGTAAGTAACGATCAATCAGCCTTCAACAATGTTAAGCAGTCTGAAAAGTATCTATTAACCAACACATGCAGCGGACATATTCAGCGAGTGCAGGAGTTCTGGAATTGGGTATGTCAAATATCCGGCTACACGGATAGGGCTGTTATGCTTGATATTAGCAGCCAACCGGAATTACAGGAGGACTTCCAAATGCTTGCCGAATGGATGGCGAAGAGTGGACTATACACTACCAATGAAGCCAGGGAGGTGACTAAATATGAGGCTTTGGATATTGACAGTGCGAATGTTCCTTTGGTTTCCGCCGGGTTGGTTAGGTTGGACGAGTTGGGGATGGATGAGATTGGTGAAGAAAATACTTTGTAATTTGAAAGGTAGTTTATACCTTTACCCCCATGCAAATAAACTTCGTTTGTGCAACCATTGGCCGGCCTACATTGCTAAGGCAATTATGGAGCCTATTGCCACAGCTTGATGAATCAGACCATTTAACAATATTATGCGATGGTAATGATGCATGGGGTAGGGTTTCTAAAATAATGAAAGCAGTAGATGTTGCCGATTTGCCTTTATCAACAAATATAATAGTAGAACCCACCCCATTAGGCGCGTGGGGTCATGGCATTCGTACTAAGTACCAAAACGACCTTCCGGGTGACTACTTGCACCACTTCGATGACGATGATGTTTATATGCCCAATGCTGTGGAAACCCTGAAGGCAACTGCTAAGCCTAACAGGCTTAACATTTACCGCGTTGCATGGGGTAACACCGTTATGTGGAGGCCGGAGCCGGTCAACAGGCAAGACCCGCGAAGGAGGTTAAGGGTCGGCAACACTGGGACGCAGGCTTTTCTTGCACCTAATAACGGCAAGTTACCGCCTTGGCCGCCTGTGTACGGTGGGGACGGTATGCACATTATTGAACTTGCAAAGCAATGGCAGGTCGAATGGCATACCGATGTGATTTACAAAATACGCGATTGTGATTACAAACCGATAAATAAAAAAGGATGGATATAGAAAAACTTGAAAAAGCAAATAGCCTTAATGAAGGAATAAAGATTTGCCAAATGCAAATAAAAATCTTAAATTACATGGTGCATAATGACGTGTCAGAAAGAGACTCTTACCTAACATTTACCGGGGCCAAAAAAGACATTATAATCCCACAATCATTATTTAAGGTAATAGGTAAGATAATATTAGCAGAATACCAACACAGAATTAATGAACTTGAAAACGAATTCAGAAATCTATGATTAATATAACTTCGAGAAAGTATTTAGGCGAACTATTTCAAGCACACAATCTAACCGGGCATGGCGTAGAGGTAGGCGTTCAACAAGGTTGGAATGCAAAGACGAACATACTGCCGTTTTATGATGGCTTTGTTCACTTGGTCGATAATTGGGATGAACTTTGGGACGGCACAAGGCATCTAACTATTTGCCTTTCGCAGCTTATCCAATATAACCACCGTATTGCATACCATGTAGCCGATAGCGTTGAAATGGCACAAGGCTTTGAAGACGGCTCTTTGGATTGGGTCTACATTGACGCAGGCCACAGTTACAAAGACATTAAAGCCGATTACGAAGCATGGGAACCGAAAGTTAGGTCAGGCGGTATCATTGCCGGTCATGATTACGGTGATAATGGCTTTGGGGTAAAAAAATACATTGATGAACTTATTGCAGCCGGATTGAAATTCTGTATTACGACTGAGGATTTTCATGAAGGCATTGCTTATCAAACATGGTGGAGGGTTAAAGAATGACGCCTAAAATAATTCATTGCTTTTGGGAAGGCGACAACGCCCCTCCTTACCCTTCGAAGTGGCCGGACGTGGCAACGGGTTATAAGTTTACCATGTGGACTGCTGACCTGTTGCAAAAGATTTGTGATTTCGATATTTCACACCTCCCACCTGTTGGAAAATCAGAGGTTTGCCGTCACATGGCTATTTATCGCTTTGGTGGTATTTACTTGGACTGCGACATTGAACTACTTAAAGACCCTTCGCCTTGGCTGAAATTAGGCACATTTGTAGCGGTGGAAGCCTTTCCGGTTTTTGCTAATGCAGCTGTTAGCGGTGGGCCTGCTGGTAATCCGTTTAACTTAGCAATGGCAAAGGGTGTATTGGAAGCATACAACTCAGGACTCAACCCTGCTGAAGCCGGGCCGCAATTGCTAACTAAGTCGTTAAAGAACATGGGCATAACCATCCGGCGCCACAGGCGCGGCAATGGTCGTATTAAGACCATACCAAATCACGAATGGGCACCTTGGAACTGGAACGAAAAGCCGTGTGATCCTAAAGGGGCGATTTGTGTCCATCATTGGGAAAAGAACTGGTAATTATTTTCGCATATCCGCCCGCCCATTTCTATGGGGGGCTTTTTTATTACCTTTACCACCATGTTTGAAAGGACAGTTTTTAAAGCATTTAAAAAGATGGTAGCCGATACCTCCCGGCTACTGAAGGCGGGGGACCTTACAGGGGCTATGCTTACAGCTCAACAGATTGACGGCAAGCCAATGGAGCTGGCATATCGGAAAATACAGCGCGGAACATTCAGGGATGAAGCCGAAAGAAACTACAGGCGCATTTTAAAGCAAGCTGGCTACAAGGCCGGCTTTGGCAGCTATTCGGAGGATTGGTTAGCCATCTTGTTTGAGTACATAGAACAAAGGACAACTAACCAACTAATCCGGCTTATAACCGAAACAACACAACGAAATATTATTCTTTTAGTTCAACAGGCCATTCAAGACGGCATAGGCAGCGAAGAACTTGCGCGAAGGATAGAGCGCGGAAATGAAATAGACCGGCTGACCTTCAGGAGCCTAAGACAAAGGACGCGAACAATCGCAAGGACAGAACGCGGTCGGGCTGCGAATGCTGCACACAGGGCGGCGGCTGATGCTGCCCCGTTTGAAGTAGATCTCATTTGGAACAGCCGGCAGGACGCAAGGACAAGGGGAAGCCGGCCAACGGATAAAGCCGATCACAGGGAAATGGACTTGCAGGTTGCTGTCAATGGTGTATTCACTGACCCGCGTAATGGTGATAAGATGCAATATCCGGGCGATATAAGTTTAGGTGCATCTGCAGGTTCGGTAATTAACTGCCGTTGTAGGCTGACTGAACAGGCGCGGCGCGATGCCAATGGTAGGTTAATCAGGAAGCCACAGTAACCCTTAACATATGCGTGCTTCCAATCTTCGCGCGCTCAACCACGTCAGGTAACACCCAGTTATTTTTAATTGATTGATACACCGATTGAGGGGTAATTCCCTTCATGGTGGCGTACTGCTTAACTGTTACCCACCCTTCAGGGTGCATTTTGTTTTTCATTTCGGGTCGAAGCATAACAATTTACTTTCAAATCACAAAGCTAAGGTAAAACATACATAAATGCAAGGGTAAATTTGTGGTTATGAACATTTACCAATACAAAAGCATTGACCTGCAATTTAAGGACATTGACGAAAGTACAATGACCGTTGCCGGTTACTTTTCCGCTTTTGATAAGGTGGACAGCTACGGTGAGGTAGCGACTAAGGGCAGCTTCAAAAAGTCATTGCAGGAAAACATGAACCGAATCAAGTATCTGCAAAATCATGACATTACAAAGAACTTAGGCCCGTTCATTGAGCTAAAAGAAGATGATTACGGTCTTTTTTATCGTGCCACTGTTTTGCCTACATCATTCGGCAAGGACTTCATGATTATGGCAAAGGGTGGGATAATAAAAGAACATTCCATCGGCTATGTGGAAGTAAAGTCACATAGCAAAGACGGCGTAAAGTACATTACTGAGCATCGCCTAATGGAAGGCAGCGCGTTGACCGGGTGGGGCGTGAATCAATACACACCGATGAAAAGCATTAAAAGCGCGGAGCAGATCAGCGACAGGGTAAAAGCCCTTGAAACCTTTTGCCGTAGCACTGAAGCAACTGACGAAACAATCCAAATGTTGCTACTTGAAATTAAGCAACTTAATCAATTAATTGCCGACATACAAGCCACTCCACCCGCAGAAGATGCAGTGAAGCCGGAAGAAAGCAAAACGATTGATTACGATAAAATTTATTTACACTTAAAAACAATTTTCTAATGGAAGATAAAATCATTTCTGCCATCGATGGCCTCAAGGCTAACATGGCAACTAAAGACGACCTGAAAGGGTTTGTAAAGGCCGAGCAACTGGAAGGACTGGCAAAGGCTGAAGACCTCAACAAATTGAACGAAGCAATGGGCGCGATTAAGATGGAAAAGGCTAAGCCTACAAGTACCATCGGAAGCATCGCTAAAGGTATCGCTGACAACTTCGAGGCTGACCGTCTCGCAGTTAAAAAGTTTAAGGTGCCTTTCATGACTAAGGAAGCCGGTACCATGACAAGCGCGGCAAGCCTGACCGGTGACACCGTTATCACTTACGATAGCCAGCTGGCGGCCAATCCTTACCGCAATGTTCACATGAGGGACTTGGTAAGAATCATCCCTTCAGCAACTGGTGTTTATAGCTGGTATCGCCAAACGGCTACTGATGGCGCTATTGCGTTCCAAACTAATCACGGCACTAAGAAAAGCCTGATTAATATGACTTTGGAGCAAGATAGCGTGACCGCTGAATATCTTGCCGGACTTGCACCTGTTGCCAAGCAGATGATGCAGGACTTGCCTTTTCTTCAGGGGGAGATGCCTTCGTTCATGATCAATGAATATCTCACTAAGGAAGATAGTGAGTTCTTTGCTGATCTTATCAATGAGGCCGATGGCGATGACACAACAACCGGGACTAATGAGATTGAGAAAATCATGGAATGGGTTGCCAACCTTCGCGCTGCTGATTACAGCCCCAACGGCATTGTAATTCATCCTTCGGACGTGTACAAAATCTTCATTACTCAGGTTGGTGATGCGGGTTACACATTGCCTCCGGGCGTTGTTGTAAGTAACGCAGGATTGATTACAATTTTTGGCATTCCGGTTTATCAATCAACTTTTGTAACTGCTGGTTTCGTAATGGTTGGTGACTGGACTAAGGCAGGCATCGTACAGGTTGACGGTTTGGCCATCCTTACAGATGATCGTGGCGACAACTTCGACAATAACACTGTAACGTTCAAGGCTGAAGCGCGTGTAGCCCTTGCGGTGACTCGTCCTGACGCCTTCATCTACGGTGAGCTTGATCCGAGCGTGTAAGCAAGATTTGACATAGTTAAGTTTTAAGGGTTTAGGGTTTAAGTACCTCCGGTGTCTACCGGGGGTATTTTTTTAAAATAATGCTTGCAAATTTGAAAGTATTGGTTTAGCTTTGCCCTTATGGTTTCAGTTTATAGGACAGGCGACAAAACCGGGGCTGATTGGTGGTATTACCATGTAAGCCACCTGCTTGGTGCTAAATTAGCAACAGGCGGTTCAATGCCTGATGCTGACACCATCATTTGCCCGAATATTTTAGTTCCACAGGCAAAGGCAACCGGGGCGCGGGTAATTGCTGCCATCCATAGGGATGAAAAGCCAAGCAGCGAAGCCGACAAGGTTATTTTTTGCGCGGAATGGTTACAAAAGCAATATCCTGTTAACGTTCCTTCAATGGTGTTTAGACCGATTAACAGGCTAAAACCAAAGGCAAAGCGTGAGCCTTCCCGCGTTTTGGGAGCGATTAACCTAACGCATAAAAAGGGCGCGGCGATGCTAAGGCACTATTTCGGCGAGTTGGTTGTATTGAACAAGTCGGGCGTTAGGGGGCATGAAGTCATTGCAGGCTACCAACACCCACAGGCATTTTACGACCAAATAGGCATTTTCTGCCTGCCATCTTTGACAGAAGGCTATTCCACTGTTTGCCTTGAAGCATTGAGCCAAAGCCTACCGATTATTGCGACCGATATTCCAGGCATTCGTGAAGTTGTAGGCGATGCGTGCCACTATGTGAACAATCTAACTGACATACATAACGCGGTGGCGCATATTATGGCAAACTACAAAAGGTACAGCCTGCAATCATGGGCGCGCTGGTTGGAGATTAAGGATTTGAATAATGTTGAACAATTAAAAAAGTTTTGTTTATGATTAAAGCTAATGAGGTAAGGGTTGGTAATTGGGTAAGAAATTACAGCAGTGATAAATCTTGGTTTATAGATGATATTGTAACCGGTCATTGGGACCCATTTAGCGAATTATATTCAAGGGCTGAAGGCATACCATTAACCCCTGAAATATTGGAAAAGTTCGGGTTTGAAAAAAACAGGTCAGATGAATATGTTTATTCAATGCAGCCTGATTTCCACTTATCCATTTCGTTTTATAAAACAGGTATTTTTCCAATGCTTATAAAAGATTCAGAATTTTCAAATGGTGAAGCGCAAGCAATAGGATTGCAAAAGATTAATTACCTCCACCAGCTCCAAAACCTGTATTTTGCATTAACGGGCGAAGAACTTAACTTTACACCATGAACCGCATCCAAAGTTTAAATATTCGCCTATCCGACTATGCTACCGAGCAGGTCACGGTTGACGAATTAAAGTCCTATCTTCAGGTCGAAGGAACGGCTTACGATAGCCAATTCGAAACCATCATTAAGCAGGCAAGAGGTATCGTTGAACTTGCAACCAGTATCAGCCTTGTAGATCATGAGGTAATACTGAAGGCACACATTGATAAGCCTCTAAGGTTACCGATGTCGCCACTTGACGAAGCAACTGATGTGCGATATAGGAAATGCCCGTCAGTTCTTACTCCTGCCGTTGAGGATGAAGATTACCAGATTGAAGATGATACTTTCATCCCATTGCGGTCTAAGCCTTGCGGTTGGGTGATTGATTACACAACTACGGCAACCGATATTGAACAACTTATCGAAGCAGTTAAAATACAAGCCGCTTGGATGTACACAAACCGCGATAGCAGCGAAAGCAGCATCGCACCACAGGCGCAAGCATTGATTGACGCTTATAAAATAGGAAACTACTGATGCCACATCTTGAACAAATAACAACCTACCAAATCATCCACACGGAGGACGGTTACGGTGGCACTATTGAAAGCCTTGAACTGTTGCCGGATGCACCTACATGGGCAACTGTGAAGCAAAGGGCAGGCAATCAGGGTTCATTTGGTAGCTTTACACAGGTTCCTGAATGGCTGGTAAAATGCAACTACAAAGATGATTTCCAGTGGTTGCCCGACATGGTAATTGGTTACCGTGATTTGTTGCTGAAGGTTGATACCGTTATTGAGGCGAAGCGGTTTAGGGAGGTTGATTTAACGGCAAATTTGGTTGATAATAGCACATTTGAAATTCCTTCAATATAGTTTTAGTTAGGGTTTAGTTTTAAAGGGTAAGGGCTGCATTTCTATGCGGCCTTTTTCTTTTACCTTTGGGATGTGGTAAAAGCAGACGTAAATATTAAGGCGTTTCAAATTGATATGAAAGGCTTAAGTGATGAACTTAGACAAGAAGTTAATTTGGAATTATTGGCAACAGCTCAGGACGCGGTTGCAAGGGCGGTGCGCGTTGTTCCTGTTGATACTGGATTTCTTAAAGGTTCAATCCAATACACACCAACAACGGCCAACGGGAGTCATGAAATTAGTGCACCTATTGTTTATGCGCCCTATGTTGAATTTGGCACGGGTAGCGGATTTATACCACCTTCAGACCCAGACATTACAGCTTTGGCTGCATTGTTTAGGGGTAAAGGTATAAGGCAGGTAAACAACCGGGCACAGCCTTACTTAATACCGTTCATTTACGCAGAATGGGAGCAATTTCTCAAACGCATTGATAAAATAAAATTACAATGACCGATCCAATCAGCAACCTACGTCAGGGGATTATAGATTACCTGCAATATGACTTTAAGGTTTACGACACCATTATCGATCCGGCTGTAAAACTTCCGGCTTTTGTAATTACATCCATAACTGCAACTCCTGAAGACACAAAGGGCGGCTGTTACGAAGGCTGGAGTTGTGATGTAGCCTTATCAGTGTACAATGATGCAGCAACCAGGGGCGGCAACCTTACCACCGATGCACTGGCCGAAAGTGTGCTGGCAATGGTTGAGGATAGCAACTTTTTACTTTCAAACTTTAAATGTTTGGCTATTGACTTAAATAACACGTCAACAAGCGGTGTAAATTTGTTCAACCGCATCTTGTATAGGCGGGATTTCAACATCACATTTAAAATAGTAGAAAATGGCTAATATCCCGGTTAACGTCAAAAAGCTAAAGACATTTGTAAAGGAATACACCCTTACAGGTGATGTATATCTGCCCGTTGTGTGCGAATTGAACAGCGATTTGCAGGATGCCTTTAATGAGGTAGATGCCACTTCAAAGTGCGGTCAATACTTTTTGCAGGGGAACGCAGATAACGCCTTCAACATTACGGTGCAGTACCTTGAGGAAGGCGAATATGACCCAGCCCAGGTTATTACCGGCAAGGAATTGAAGGCAATAAAAGACGCTGAAA